CCTTGATACAGATTATCCGAAACGCTTTATTGAAAAGATATCCACCATTGTGGAAGTATCGGCGGTGACTTTTCCGGCCTATGAAGATACTTCCATTATGGCTAGAGATAAAAAAGCACTGGAAAGTGCGCAGAGGGCGCTGGAGAGTGTCCGAGGAAAATCACTGGAGAGTGACGAGTTGGAACTGTGGAAAGAAAAAGTAAAATTGAAAGGAGCATTTTAAAAATGAGCAGACTTGAAAAACTGAAAGCACGTCAGCAGAAATTGATGGAGCGCAAAGAAGACTTAATGAAACGCGCCGAGGAATCAAAAGATGTAGCCGAAGTACGGAGCATTTACGAACGCTTGACGGAAACGGCGGATGACTTAAAAGACATCGCTGAGGAAATCAAGGACTTGGAATCCGAAGGCGAAGGAAACAACAAAGACGAAGGAGAAGGAAATCCAAAGGGCACAGCCCAGAATGAAGACGGTCAGAGAAGCAACATTCAGACCGGAGAGATGAGAAACGCGGGTATCGTTGGAGCGTTTTGTTCAAAACGTCCGGAAACTCAGTTGAAAACGGACGACCCAACAGAAAGAAGCGACTATAAAAAAGCGTTTCTTGAATATGTGTGCCGTAGTACACCGATTCCTACGGAGTTACGTGTGCCGATTAAAAGAGCGGCAGCAGTCACAGGAACGGCAGATGCCGGGGCGGTAATTCCGACCACTTTGGTGCGTGAGATTATCCAGAAGCTGGAAAGCTATGGAAACATTTATGCCAAAGTTACCAAAACCAATATTCAGGGCGGCGTAGCCATCCCAATCCTCTCAATTAAGCCGGAGGCGACATGGGTCGGCGAAAAGGCATCAGACAGCCAGAAGTTGAGCGCGGACGAAAAGGTTACATTCAGCTATTACGGTGTCGAGTGCAAGATTGCACAGACCTTATTGGCGTCTGTAGTGACAATCGAGGAGTTCCAGAAGCTCTTTGTGCCGCTTGCTACAGAAGCAATCATGAAAGCTCTTGAGAAGGCAATCATCAAAGGTGATGGCACAACACAGCCGCTTGGAATCCTGACGGATACACGTGTAAAAACTGTTGTCACCATGGCACCGGAAGATATGACGTGGAACGGCTGGCATAGAATGAAAGCCAAAATCAAGAAGAGCTATCGAAAAGGATGCTTCATCATGGCACAGTCGACGTTCGATGAGAAAATCGATGGTATGGAGGATAAGAACGGTCAGCCGGTTGGACGTACCAACTACGGCGTCAATGGCGAGGAAACCTACCGCTTTATGGGTAAGGATGTTGAGACCGTCGAGGAGGAATTACTCCCTTACTACGAGGACGCAGCTGTTGGTGATGTGTTCGCCATCTTCGGTGACCTTAAAGACTACGTTGTGAATTCAAATCTTGAGATGCAGGTAGTGAAATGGACAGACCACGACACAAATGAACTCAAGAACAAGGTTATCCTGATTGTGGACGGAAAGATAGCAGATGCAAACGGCTTTATCCTTATCAAAAAAGGCAAGAGCAAAGCGAGCTCAAGCACTGCATCTGATAAAAGCGAAGAGCCGACAGGCTAATTGAAAGGAGACCATTATGGCAGAAATGACGGAAGACGAACAGCTTAAAGAAGTTAAAAACTCGCTCGGGGTTACCGGCAACTATCAAGACGCGAGATTGCTTGGGTATCTGAGAGAAATTAAACAGTACTTGACGGATGCCGGAGTTCCGAAAGAAAATCTTTCGTCGTCTGTCGTGATGGGTGTTCTTTCAAGAGGTGTCAATGACCTTTTGTACAGCGGCGAACTGTCGGCCTACTTCAAAGAAAGAGTAATCCAGTTGAGTTACTAGGAGGTGACAGTATGGCATGGCAACCGAATTTACCATACGTTGTACCGGCGGAGCTTTTGAATCCGGTGGGCGAAATATTGGTAAAAGGCGTGAAACAAAAGCAGTACGGCGAGGGTGAACGCGTCTATGTGTCTTTCCGCACCTTTGGAGGTACAGAAAAGACATCGAACGGGCAGATTGTTGTCGAAAACACCGCAACGCTTGAGACGTGGTTCAGACCGGACATTACTCCGGCGAGCCGTTTCAAAATTAACGGGACAACGTATGAGGTATTAGGTACTCCGGAAAACATCGGTGTGAAGAATCAGTATCTTGTAGCAAAGGTCAGAGCCGTTAAAGGGGGCGCGTGATGGCAAGGAAAGGCATGATTGACTTCTCCCAGTTGGAAGATTTAGCAGAAAAGTGGGAGAAAGCAGGAGGAAAGGTTGAACAGCTTGCAGAAAGTTGTCTGAAAGCGGCACACGAAGCGGTGACGCCGCCTATCGTGCAGGACATGACGAAGCACCACCGAACCGGAAGCACGCAGGAGTCCATCGTCACAAAAGCCGACGTGAAATGGGATGGCACCAAAGCCACTATCCCGGTCGGGTTTGATATCAAACAAGGTGGATTACCATCCATTTTCTTGATGTACGGCACGCCGAGGATAAAAAAGGACACAAAACTGTACGCTGATGTGTACGGAAAGAAAGCACAGGAACGAATCAAAAAAGCACAAGAGGAGACGTTTCAAAAAGGAATCAAAAAAATGCTAGGAGGTTAAAAAAGTGGAGGATTTATTGCTTGAAATATTATCACAATATGGTTACCCGGTGATGCTGCAAGGCTCTCTTACACAGGGAGAGGACTATCCGGAGCACTTTTTTACATACTGGGAAAATCCGGGAAACGAAATCGGCTTTTATGATAATTCGCCACACGGTGAAGTGTACGATTATGACGTAAATTTTTACAGCACAGACGTAGCCCTTGCATATAAAATGCCGGTGGCAGTAAAAGAGCAACTTGTTAATAATGGATTTATCGTGCCGGGAAGCAGTTACTCCGTCGGAAGCGACGAAGTAACACATACCGGGCGAGGGATTCATGTCATTTATCAAAAAAGAAATCAAACAGGAGGAAAGTAAAATGAGTGATGAAAAAATCGTAGAGTATCGCGGCATCAGAAATCTGGTAGCGGCGAAGATTACAAAAGACGGAAAGGACAGTCTGACGTATGAAACGCCGTTCTATCTTGCAGGAACATCGGAGTTATCAAAAGAGACAGAGTCGTCCTCTGACACACATTATTATGATAATGAGGGTGCAATCGTGATAAACACAACAGGAGCCGACACGGTAAATGTAAATGTTTCTGCGGTGTCTTTGAAAAACACGGCAATCATCACGGGACAGACCTATGATGAAACTACGGAAGCGTTGATTGAAGGAACCGCAAACCCGCCATATATGGCTATTGGTTATATCACAGAAGACACAGACGGAAAAGAGTATTTTGTATGGAGACTCAAAGGAAAATTCAGTGTTCCGTCTGACTCTCATAAGTCAAAAGACAACGGAACGGATGCGAATGGCCAGGAGCTTGCCTATTCCGGCATCAATACACGAAAGAAATTCACATCAAACAAAGGACAGTCAGCGAAAGCGGTTGTTGTGCCAGCTGCTACGTGCGGAATGACAGAGGAAGAGTTCTTTGCAAAGGTGCAGACTCCGGATGACATTATCAAAGCATCGTCGGAATCGCAAACGACGGACAGCAACCCAAAAGGATAAGGAGGTAGCATATGTTTAAATTAAACATCTATAAGCCACACAGCAAGGAAGTCGAAAAAACGTACGAGACCGAAAAGGTACACGTATTGTACGGAACGCTGGAGGACATAGCAGGTGTGGTAAATTGTGAGTTTACTGACGAAAACAAAGCAGTATCTATCGGTAAAGCAGTGATTCAGGCAATGCCGGTTATCAATGACTTGCTGCTCACTATGTTTGATGGATTGACAGCGGAAGAGTTACGCCGGACGAAACTGGATGAAATCATTCACCTTATCATTGACGTAACGCTCTATACCGCAGATGAAATGATGAGCATAGGAGCAGAAGAGGGAAACTAGAGCGGTGCGACGACGTAACAATCTACGAATCTATGTTTGAGATGGACGTAAGCCTTTGTCGGGTGTTTGGGGCACTTGACCCAATCCGGCTGAGGTCTTACGCGGGGAAAGAAGTATTTCTCCTTATGCGCCGGTTGCACCAGTACAACGCGAGAAATTATACAGAGGATGGAAAGCCAAAGCAAAAAGTATATCGCCGGAAAGCGACGAGCTGGTTTTAGAGGCTGCCGGGCGATGCTCGGCGGCTTTTTTTGAAAGGAAGATAGTATGGCAGAGGAAAACGTAACAACGAAAATTGGAATTGATATATCCGAGTTAAAAAAGAGTGTCACCGAAGCAAACCGCCGCATCCGGTCACTCAATGCGGAGTTTAAGAGCGCAACGGCGGGGATGGACAGCTGGAGCGATTCCACGGACGGACTTGCAAAAAAAGTTGAGCAGATGACCGGAATTGTGGAGCAGGAAAAGATTAAACTGTCGGCATTGGAAGAACAGTACAAACAGATTGCGGAAACACAGGGGAAAGATTCAAAAGCCGCAGAGGAACTTTATATCAAAATGAAAAATCAAGAGGCAGCAGTCGGAAGAGCGTCAGCCTCTTTAAAAAAATATACGGAAAAATTAAACGAGACAACGAAAGAAGAACAAAAAAGCAAGGGAGCGTTTGCTTCTTTAGAAGAGGAGATTTCGAATCAGGAAAAAGAGCTTGACCGTCTGAAAGATGGATATAAGGATGCCGTTCTTAAATTCGGAGAAACATCAAAAGAAGCCAATACGTTTCGAGAGGACATCAAAAAACTCTCCGGAGAACTTGCAGACAACAAAAGCAAAGCGGAACAGTTGAGCGCAAGTACGGATAGCTTGGACAAAAGTTTAGAAAAAACTAAACAGGCAGCAGAAAAAAGCGAAGATGGATTCAGCTCGGTAAAAGTGGCAATCGGTAATTTGATATCTGAGGGTATTAAAAAGATGACGCAGGAGGCAGTAGACGCCTTAAAAAGAATAACAGAAGAAACCCAGACAGCTTCGAATTCGTTTCAGGCAATTACGGGGGAAACCGACGCCGTCACACAAAAATTTTCCGATAAAATGAAAGAAATGTACAAAGACGGATATGGAGAATCCCTAAAAGACATAGGTGACAAAATGGCATATGTCAAACAGGTCACAAAAGAGACAGATCCGTCAAAGGTCAAAGAACTGACAGAGAACGCAATAGCCCTAGAGGATACCTTTGGTTCGGATTTTCAGGAGACCATCCGAGGCGTAACCGGATTAATGACGCACTTCGGCACGGATTCGACGGAAGCATTTGATTTGTTTGCGAAGGGCTCGCAAAAAGGGCTTGATTACACAAATGAATTGGGTGACAACATAGCAGAATATGGCGGAAACTTCAAACAGGCCGGATATACTGCAGATGAATACTTTCAGCTACTGGCAAACGGCACGAAAAACGGTGCCTATAACCTTGATAAAGTAAATGATTCTATCAACGAGGTCAAGAACAAGCTTGGAGACGGAAGTATTGAAAAAAACATCAGCATATTCAGCAAGGATACAAAAAAATCTTTCAAAGCATGGAAAGACGGAAAAGGCACCATGAAAAAGGTGATTGATTCGATTGTAAAAGATATTAATGGTTGTAAAAATGAACAGAAAGCGTTGACGATGGCGTCCACAGCATTTGGAACTATGGGAGAGGACGCCAACTTGAAGGTGGTTAAGTCATTAAAGAGTACCGGCAAAACGTTCAAAAAGGTACAAGGCTCTGCGGAAAAGTTAAAAGAAGTAAAGTATGACGATGTGGCGACAAAATTTAAAAATATAGGCCGTACGGTTCAACTTGATTTGTTTGTTCCTCTGGCAGAAAAATTGCTCCCTAAAATTGAACAGTTAGCAGATTATGCAATCAAACACATTGACGGAACAGAACGCGCAATCGTAATATTGGGTGGAACGATGGGGGTGATATTTGCGACGGCTAAATTTGTAAAGCTTTTTCAGACGTTGCAGACCATATACAAGGCTTTTATTACATTGAAGACGGCCATAGCATCAACCGCGGCAGCGCAGAAAGTATTAAATCTAATTCAAGCGGCCAGTCCGATGGGACTGCTTGTGGCTGGAATTGGAGCCGTGGTGGGGGGATTGGCGTTATATGCAGCAGCAACCAAAGCAGCGACTGACGAAACGGACAAAGTAAGCAAAGCAGTAGATGAATCGGCAAAATCTTATCGTGATATGAAAAAAGCTACCGAAGAATCTATGGAAGATATTCAAAGTCAATTCGGTTACTACGATCAGTTAAAGACGGAACTTGACAACATTGTTGACAAAAACGGGAAAGTCAAAAAAGGGCAGGAAGATAGAGCAAAATTTATCGTAAATACTCTTAATGATGCACTTGGTTCTGAAATAAAAATGACGAAAGGCGTCGTTGAAAATTACAAGTCGGAAAAGAAAGTACTCGACAAATTGCTTATTGCCAAGGAGGCTCAAGCAATCCTGGAAGCAAACAAAGCAGATCATGATAATGCGACTAAAGAACAAAAAAAAGCATTTGAGGAATTGACCGCCGCCCAAAAAAACTACAAAAAGACGACAGATGACTTGGCCAATGCCCAAAAAGAATATAACAAAATCAATGACATGTCTATAGATGAGTATGTAAGAGCTGGCGGAACAGTTGAAACGTATAAGCAAGAAGTGTACAAAGCATCTGAAAAAGTACAGTCATTGATGGATAAGCAATATGAACAAAATAAAACCGTGGAAAAAGCAGAGGATACATGGGTAGGTTATAATGCGACGATTCAAAATTACGAAGGACTTTCTGCCGCGATTATTTCAGGAGATACAAAGAAGATAAATAAAGCTGTCGGGAATATGACAAACAACTTTGTGACGGCGGAACAAGGAAACGAACGCATTCTCAAGCAACAAGTTAAGGACATGAAAAAGAATTATTCTGATTTGAAAGCGGCAGTAGAAAATGGTACGCCAGGTGTCACACAAAAAATGGTTGACGGGGCGAAACAAATGGTTACGAAAGCAGAGAAAGAATTAAAAAAGTCAGAGAACAAAGCCAAAAAGTCCGGACAAAAAGCAACGGATGAATACAAAGAAGGTTTGGAACTTGGCAAAAACAAAGCCGGAAAAAAAGCGAGTGAAATCGGAAAACTTGTTACAAAGAAATTAAAAGAGACCAAAACCAAAGAGGCAGGAGAGAACTTTGTACAAGGATTAAAAGACGGCATGGAGAAAGGCAAACAGAGCAGCGGCTTGATAACGACAGTCACAAAGATAGCAGGTGATGCACTGGATGCGTTAAAAAAGAGGCTTGATATCCATTCTCCGTCAAAAGAAACGGAAAAGATAGGACGGTTCTTTACGTCTGGCCTTGCGTCAGGAATCGAAAAGGCATACGAAACGGTTGGCAAATCGATAAGTACGTTAGCAAAGAAGTCTTTGTCACAGTTAAAAGCGGCAAACAAAACCGGGAAGTATTCCGACATTGGAACGAAGGTATCAGAAGCGTATGCGAACGGAATCACAAAGCAGGAGAAAAGAGCAGAGTCGGCGGTAAAGAAACTTGTCAATAAGGCAGTGAAAAGAGCGCAGAAAGAAACGAAAGATAAAAAAGCAAAGGAAAGTTTTAAAAAGCTGGGTGAAAATCTGGCGGAGTCCTTTGAAACGGCATTTTCAAAAGCGGCAGAAAAGGCAGCAGAAAAAGTCCAAAGTAAAATCGAATCACTGACATCGTCAACACAGGAAAAATATGACGCTATAAAGGACCTGCAGGACGATTTAGAAGGAAGGTTATCAAGTGGCGATTTGTTCACAAAAGATGATGACGGAAAGATTACACTCGCTGACTTCAAATCAGAGACGGCGAAGATTATCCAGTACGGCAAAAACATGGAAACGTTAAAGAAAACGCTTTCGTCCGAACTGATGACGGAAATTGCCGCCCTTGACACATCGGATGGACTTGATTTGACTACAAAATTACTTTCGTTGAACAGTCAGGAACTGGCGGCGTACAACAAAGCCTATACAGACAAAATTAATGCATCCAAAAAGGTAGCAAGTACCTATTATGCGGAGCGCGTGAAGGAAATCAAGGACAATTACACAAAGCAAGTAAAGGCGGCTATGTCGGGATTGTCCAAGCAATTAGAAAACATAGGTGAAAATGCAATGAAAGGATTTGTAAAAGGCTTTAACGCCAAAAGTGGAGAATTAAGCAAGTCGGCCAAAAAGTTAAAAAAGACATTGGTGAGCAGCATAAGAAAAGAGTTGGGAATCCACTCACCGTCCAGAGTTATGGACCGTGAGGCGGGAGTGTTTGTCCTTCCGGGTCTTACAAAGGGCATCGAGAGAAAATTACCGGCATTGAAAAAGACGATGGAGAGAGTGCGGGAAAATGTGGTAAATCCGATGAAGAACGTGGCAGCATCCGCAAATTTAAATCCGACTGCAAATGTGGCCAATGTAGCCCGTCAGGCATCACCAACGAGCAACACGTACAACTTCTATCAGACGAACAACAGCCCGAAAGCACTAAGCCGTTGGGATATTTACAGACAATCAAGAAACTTGTTGGGAGGTGTAAGCAATGTTTGAGTTTAGTGTACAAAATGATAAAGGAGAGATTTTGGAACTCACCGAAAACCCAAACTATAACGTTACGCAAATTACCGGGTTGACACCGGCGGGATGTACTATCAACACGGCAGCAGTAGCCGGTATGGATGGGGAAACGTTTAATTCAGCCCGCATCAACAAGAGGAACATAACTATTACGATTATTCCGGAGTACCCAATCGAGCAGAATCGAAACTTGTTGTATCGATATTTTCCGGAAAAAAAGAAAATCCGCTTGTTTTACGAAAATGATACCAGAAATGTATACATTGACGGCTATGTAGAAAGCATGGAATCGGATTTGTTTACAAAAAGGCAGTCGTATCAAATTTCGGTTCTTTGTCCGAATCCGTATTTTGTCGATGTACAGGAATCCGGAGTGTTTTCATGCGCACCGGTGGTTCCATTGTTGGAGTTTCCATATTCGGCGGAAAAAATGGAAATGTCGGAGATTGTGACGGATGGTTATTTGTTGAATAATCTGGGAACGGTATCGTCCGGAGCACTTTTCCACGTATCGATTACAAAACCGACGGAGCGCCTTATTATAAAAACCGACGCTGGAAGCATGGGAATCGAAGAATGCTTACAACCGTTTGATAATGTATATATTCGGACTACAACAAAGGAAAAAGGGATATGGTTGGAGCGAGGCGGAATGGTAACTAATCTTTTGTCGAAACGCATCGCTGGTATGGCGTGGCCGCAGGTGGAACCAGGAGCAAATCGGTATCGGGTAGAAACCGACAATCCGACCGGCTACATCATGGATGTAACCTATCGGGTATTATATGAGGGGGTATAGCATGATTGTATATATAGCAGACGAAACACTGACGGAAGTTGGGATGATAGATCACGGAAGCGTAATATGGACGAAAAAATACAACGATATGGGAGAGTTTGAGATTACGGTACCGGCGACGCTTGAACTTCTGCAGCTTTTTCGCTCCGGAGTTTTTGCTTACCGCGAAGAGGATGACAGTGTGATGATTATCGAGAAAATACAAATAAAGACAAACATCGAATCCGGAGATTATCTCGTGGTGACAGGGAGAAGTGCGGAAGGCCTATTAAACCGTCGTATCGTGTGGGAACAGACAAACATTGACAGTGACATAGGGGCAGCGGTGCGCTTGCTGATTGAGCAGAATGTGACAAATGCCTCTGACACAAGCCGAAATATCCTGTTACTAAAAATCGGCACCATTGAGGCAGCAGGGCAAACCACCCAGAGACAGCTTCGAGGCGAATATATATATGACACCATAAAAGAAATGATGGACTTGACAAAGATGGGATTCCGCGTCAGACGTTCCGGCAGAATCTTGTACATGGATTTATACAAAGGAAAAGCAAAAGAGGTTGTATTCAGCCGAGAATTTGACAATCTGTATCAGATGGATTATACAGCGGACAATACAGATTACAGAAATACGGTGCTGGTGGTCGGAGAAGGTGAGGGAACTGCTCAAAAAACAATGTCCATTTGCGCCGGCGCAACACTGAATCGTTGTGAAATGTACCTAGACAAAAGCTCTAGTAGTACAAACGACGGAGAGATAACGGAAGAGGCGTATCAAAAAACACTTCGAGGAGAAGGTAATACAGCACTGACAGAAAAAAAGACGGTGGAAACGGTGACAGTTGAAATTGATCCGGATGGCATGTTTCAATATGGAACAGATTTTACTCTCGGTGATGTAGTAACAGCAATTGATACCTATGGAGACAAAGTGGAAATGAGAATTGTTCAAACGACGGAAAACAGTGACGAGAACGGCAATAATTTCGTTCTTGGCTGTGAAAAAATATAAAGGAGGAATTGAAATGGTTAAATATGGTTTTTTTAATTCAATGGAGGGCGACCGTGTATATGATGCGGACGATTTAGCGTGTATGTACGACGGTATCATATCAGACGGTGTTATACGAGGATTAGGTGCAGAGCTGGAAGTGACAGCAACCGGGAAGGACATGAAAGTACTTGTCGGAACCGGCAAGGCAATCGTAGGCAGAAAGTGGGTACGGAACACGGAGCAATGCTCTCTTACGATTCCGGCAGCGAGTGAGAGCGGTGCTAGAACAGACTTGATTGTGGCACGTGCAGATTTCGCGAACCGCAGAGTATCCTTTGAAGTGATAAAAGGAGATGCGGCAGGAAACGAGCCGAAGCCGACAGAAAACTCAACGATAAAGGAAATATCGCTGTATTCCGTGACGGTTCCGGCGGGTGCGACTGCAATCGTCACGGCAAACATACATGAACGCCGACGATTTGCAACAATAACCAACTTACAGAATTCAGTAACAGAGTATGAAAGTAAAGGGGCGGTGTTTGCGTCACAGGAAGCAGAAGGCAATACGCCAAAATTCTACCAAGTACCGGACAGTAAGGTGACAGTTAGAGTATTGGAGTTGAATGGAAATAAACTTGTTGATGTAACGGCGCAAAACATTGATATATGGATGGAAAAGGGAAAATCTTATGAAATCAAACCGCTGATGCCAAGTGGTGAACTGTATCAAATCCCGAAATATGCCACGGTGGTGCAGATATACGGAAATGGAGACGGTCAGGTTAACTATATAGGCCCGGCAGTAGACAGTTCCGACAACAGAACGTACTTCGGCTTAATTACGCATGAGGGAAGTACGACAGGAAACAAAATCAGATTGTCAGCACTTAAAATCAGTTATATGTTATTGAAAAACAAACAAAAATTGACGTACTAAAAAAAGAGGGGCTTCCCCTCTTTTTTAGTAGAATCCAAATTTGTAAATCGAAAGAATTGCAATCGCTATACAAAGAACAACAGTAAACAAATCAGAACCGCGTATCTTTTTCTTGCCGGCCGTTTTCCTGACTTTCAGTGGGACATATGACCGGTACCGATGCATTTGAATCAAAGAATATACAATCTCAAGCATCGCAATAAAAAAGAAAATGAAATGTGTTACACCAAAACGCCATGTAAACAGCGAATGAATTAAAGTCCCGAGTATAAAACCAATACCACAATAAAAATAGGAATGAAACCCAATGTATTTTTTTTGACGTTTACTATAATAACTTGCCATGTAATCGCCCCCCTCGCTTTCTTTATTGGTATTTTATGGCAAAATCTTAGCACGATTTCGAATAAAAGTAAATAAAATACTATAGTTCTTTGAAAATCCACTATAGTGGATAGAATAATCATGTATGTGTGTCGCTCAATGAATCTGGGAGAGAGATTACATTGAGCGCTGCCACCATGAGGGGACGACTTGTTGTAGCAAAGAACATCGAGGAAATAACGATATAATTAAAATCCCCCGGTTGTTGACCGGGGGGTGTTTTATTCTCCTAATTCAAGAGTTTCTTTTAGGTTTTTCTCTTCTGTTAAGGTATCTCCACCACTAACTAGAGCGCTTGTGAATGCTGTGCAATATATACAGATAGCGTTTTCTCCACTATATTCGTATTTTGGTTCTTCTTCTCCAGAGTGGTCAAGAGAATCTACATGCGAACACAAATTATTAAGCGTATCATAGCAATCTTCTTTTGATATATCTCCTACGTGATATTTATCCATAACTTCTATCATTTTGCACCCGGTATCATAAGCCTCTTCGCTCATGTCTTCTGGAATTTTCTTATCTGCCTGACCGCAACCAGCCAACAGAACGCAAGCAACCAACAAAGCAATTATTTTTTTCATTTCCGTCTCCCTTTCTATTGGTATTTTATGCCAAAATTTTATCATAGCTTTAGGTAAAAGTAAATAAAATATTATATTTTTTTGAAAAATCCACCATAGTGGATAGGATATGTGCTAAGATAGCGAAAGAATCTCACCAAAAATGAGCATACTACTCGTGGAGGTGGCTAGGATGCGCTGCGAGAACAAAATTAAAACCAAGCGAACAGGAAGGGGGTACACGTTGGCAAAACTTGAAAAACTGTCCGGAGTATCGGATTCACATATTAGTCAATTAGAACGGGGACAGGAGCAGCCATCGCTTGAAGTGGCATATCGGCTATCAAAAGCTCTTGAGTGTGAGATTTTGGAACTTTTTGAATTTTACGAATAAGAAGGGAGAGAAGTTAGAACTTGAACAAACAAAGCACAAGTACAAATATAGGGTACAAGGAGAAAATTATAGAAATGGTTCAAAAAATGAATAACGAGGATTATTTATTCAAAATATACCACTACATAATTCCTAAATTCAACAAAGAAAACAAAGAAGCCGGCAATGATTAGTCCGGCTTCTTATATTTTTCTGACATCTTTGTAGCAATTTGACGTAATACTTCTTTGCTATCTTCGTCAAGCTCCATGTAAACAGTAATAAAGGACTTGATAAAATCATCGTCAGAGTCGTCCAGTTCGGAAAGTATCTCGCTAAAGGACCCATCTCTTTGCTTGAACATATCACCGACACCGTTTCGGAGCCAGTCCTCGTTGACATTAAATTCCCTACAGATTGCCTTTGACATCTGCTCGGTGACTGCACGCTTGCCGTTTTCAATGTTTGAAATGGCGACTTTAGTAACACCTAACCTATCGCCGAACTTCTCAAGAGTCAAGTCAAGGGATTTTCGAAGCTGTTTAACTCGCTCGTTTTCCGTCATATGCATACCTCCTTTTGATTAAAGAATAACAATTAAAGTTAATTTTGTCAATAAAAAAAGTTAGCAAAGATAACAAAAAAGTATTGACAAAGTAATCAGTGATAATTATAATGTAATCAAAGATAACAAGAAAGGAGAAACAACATGAGTAAAAAGAAGTCAAAAAAAGACGGCAAAAAAGACGTATACATAATAGTCTTAATCACCGCCATAGTACAGTTTCTAAACTCGCTGCTAGACTTGTTAAGAAAACTGTTGGAGTAGAAGGAAGGGGCGAAAGCCCCACCTACTCCTAGAATAGGCTTTTTTGCACTCGTTGTCAATAAAGAAAGGAGCAAGAAGATGGAAAAAATTGAAATTGCATTGGATGTCATTTCGATGACAGCAAGTATCTTTACTGTGATTCTCATATTAAAAAGGAGGTGAACGCGATGAAAAGAGAAGTAATGACACCAGAGGAACGGAAAGATATCAAAGAATTTGTATCTATCTTGCTTGTATTAAGTAAAGAAGATAGAGCGATTCTTTTATCAAACGCTGGCGCATTAAAAGCGCGGCAGGATTTAGCAAGAAAGGAGTGAGAAGATGAGCGAAGTATCAGAATTAATAAAAGCGTTGCAGGAAGCAACGAAAGCAATGAGAGGAGTAACAAGAGCAATGAGGGAAGCAACAAAAGAACTCAGCGCCAATAGAAAAAGCGTTGAGTCCTTGAAAGAGATTTTTTCCAAATTAGGTACTGGTTACTGTTCAGCGGTTCCGGTAGATAGTGGACTAACAGGAAACCAAGTCAGACAGTTGTACAACCTCAAAAAAATCGAAGAACAAATGGCTGACAAAGTAATTATCAGCTCACGTCTATACAATATGCTGATACAGGCTGATTTGTCCCCGGAGCGGCTTATAGATGAAGAAAACGAAAGGAGCGAGGATAAATGTTGAGTATAAATTTAGAGAAAGAGGAAAAGAAAAATATACTCATTGAAAGTATAGCGGGAGAAGACCCCAAAATGCGAACAAGAGCATTTTTATCAAGACTCTCACAAAAAGAACTGGAAATCATTGATAATATCGTTGAAAAAGCGAGAAGAAAAAAGTGCAAACGATGCAGAGAATTAAACAAGGCAATGGAAATGTATGAAGGGTTCCGGTGGCAAGGATATTCGGATTATAGCATGTATTATGACAGGGAAACAGAGGAAATCGTAATCCCGGAAGAAATGTTGATGTACTTTATAAAACTGGCAAACCCGGAGCAGCCGGAGAGAAAAATACGGCTGGTGAAATTGATTAGGGATGAGAAAAGCAAGAAAGGACCAGAAGAATGAAGAGAAACAGAGAGGTGTACATAATCGTTGATGCATTGTTGAGAAATAACGTAATACAAGAAAAAGATGCGGAAAAGGCAGGTGTGGCCGTAAAGGCTGCAATGAAAACGATTAGAAGCGAAAGGTATGCAAGAAAGGTAATAGAAAGATGAGCGAAGACAAAATGATTTTACATTTATCTCAAAACGATAAAGGTGAAAACGAAATATGGTTGGATGGAAAAAGGTTGAAGAACGTAGTCGGATACAAAATTGAAAGTACGAATCCATTGGCCGGTGTGATGCTTTCACTAGAAATAATGGTAGAACTTCCAGAAAGAAAAGTATAAGGAAGGAGTAAGAAAATGATGGAGATTGTTTTATTTATACTTTTATTTTTAGCAACATTCAAGGCACTCTTGTACAAAATGAGTATGCTCGCAATACTTGAGTATTATGTGGAGCAAGGTGCGAGCATACCCGAAAAAGAGCAAATTCAAGAATATCAAACGAGAGTATTAAAGAAATGGCTGCATATCAAAGTTTAAAATGATTTTTGATTATAAAGGAAAGGACGGAGAAAAGCAATGCGCAAGAGTTGCAATACCAAAAAGCAACTGCGGAAAGTTGCGCTTTTATCAATGAGGAGGTGATGAAAAGAAGTGCTTGAACGAAACACAATCAATGAGTTGCTTGGTATTACGGAAAGTTATGAAATGCCGGACAGAGTGATGGAGATTCTCATGAACGAAAAAGCACGAATGCGATGTTTTAACGAGATAACAAAAATCTCACCGGACATGAAAGAGGATTTCTTTTTAGATTATTACCAGGAAGAACACGGAGACAGAAAAGAATTAAAGCAGGACTATACACCTGACTGTGTGGCTACATTGGCGTCGGAAATGGCAGGAACGGCCAAAACGGTAGCGGATATATGTGCTGGAACTGGCAGCCTAACGATAAAGATGTGGTTAGAAAATCCGGATGCATTTTTCCACTGCGAAGAGTTTTCATCAAGAGCAATACCTATATTGCTATTAAATTTAATGATACGAAACATGAGTGCGGAGGTTGTGCGGTGCGACTGTCTATCGGGAAGTATTTTCGAGATATACAATTTGGAACCGGGACCGAAGTTCAGCACAATAAGCAAGGCAGAATCACCACGTAATACATATTACGACGTTGTTGTAACAAATCCACCGTATTCTCTGCGATGGGGAGAGGTGGACGACTTCCAAAACGACAAAAGGTTTCGCTTTGGAATCACACCAAAACAGTACTCGGATTATGCATTTGTTATGCACGGTCTAAGCAGATTAAAAACCGGAGGCATATTGGTGGCAATCGTGCCGCATGGTGTTTTGTTTCGAGGTGGAAAAGAACAGACCATACGGAGAGGTATTATCGAAGCCGGGTACATGAATACCATTGTAGGATTGCCAAACAATCTTTTTATGAATACGGGGATACCGGTTTGTATTATGGCATTAAAGGAAGACAGCAGTGACCTCCTCTTTGTTGATGCTTCAAAGTATTTTGATAAGCATGGCAAGCAGAACGTCATGAATGAGGAACATATAAAAAAGGTGTTAGATGTTTATCTGAAAAGAATATACGTTCAGCGATATTCTGCGGTGGCGACTATGCAGGAAGTTGAGGAAAACGACTACAACCTAAACATACCAAGATATGTAGACACATTTATCCCGGAAGCTGCACCGGACATTGTTGAGGTATTGGAAAGCCTCCACCGGATAGATAAAGAGATACATGACAGCGAAAAGAAACTGCTTGATATGCTGCTTGAAATGACCGGAACAACACAGGAAAGCGACAGAGAATTAAAAAATGCAATAGAAGAATACAAAAATTGGATGGATGACAAATACAAAAAGGAAGTTGATGATTCGTGCTAATTAATTGCAAAAAAATAGGAGAGATTGCGGAAGTATATAGAGTTGCCGACGGTCAAAAGATTCCGCCGGGAACGAGTTTGATAAGACTGTCGGCAAATGACGGAACTGTTTTATATGCAGAGGTTGAAGAGGTAGGAAAAACGGGATATGTAGCGTTTTCGCCGTGGAGTAATGTACTTCCGAGATATTTGTACTTTGCACTTCAAAACGCAATGCCGGAGTTTTTAGCAAAATACAAGTCAGGAATTAATTTGAAATACGAGGCGGTTAAGTTCTTAAAGATAAACGTGCCAACGATGGAACAACAGAAACAAATCATTGAGGTATTAATGACTATAGAAAAAGCGGAAAGAGCAGAACAAAAGGAGATTGAAACATTAAAAGGATTCAAAGAGGGGATGCTTGAAAAGATGTTTGTCAGCGAAGAAAGGAAGGGGTAGCGTGCCACGAAAAAAACTTCCAAAGCGGTACGGAATCAGCGAATTTCGATTCCGGGAGCTGTACTACTACACATTACAATACCCGGAATGGGAAAAGGAATATTTAGCCGGGAAAAAATCTCCGGAGGAACTGGAACGCCTCCGGAGAAAGATGGATGAAATCGACATCATTTGCCTGATGGCAGAGGAGGGGCTGGCGGAGTACATCCGCGCCGGTGTCATATGGAAGGACATGACGTATACGACGCTGAGAAGTATGTTCAACATCCCATGCGACAGGAACACATACTACAAATACCGCCGGAAGTTTTACTGGCTTCTGGACAAGGAAAGAAAATAGAGTACTGACTAAAGAGGAACGTTAGTTCAGTGGTGAGAACAGCCGCCTCATAAGCGGAAAGTCCGGGGTTCGATTCCCCGACGTTCCATTACAAAAAAAGAAAGGAGGGCGACATAGTGAAGCGGAAAAGAAAAGAGAAATTTATTCAGGCGATAACAGTGGCCACAATGATGGCATGGATCATCACAGCGCGTGAGGTCCATAGTCTTCAAATGCAGGAGATTATCGTATTTGTAACGTCGACAATATGGCTTGCATTATTTGTTGCGGCCAACAGAAAAATATGGAAGTGAGGCAAAAAGATATGAAAGTAATTCTTGGGAAGATTTTTTGGAATGCGATTTGTTTGAATCGAAAGAAAAATATAACCGCGTTCGTGTGTTATCACGGTAACACAGACTGTATCTGCGTAACGGTGGAAAACAAAGGTGTACAAGTCTACCAGAACAAAGTTTTTACGAAAAATCGTAAAAAGTTGAAGGAGATGGCGGAGCACTTGCGGATAATGAGGGATTTCAATGAAACAAAATGCAATGAAACAAACTGATTACTCAGACGGAACACCGATTACGTTTCCGTTCTTCATATGCACGTGCCCGAACGGGCATACATACTGGTCGGTGACACCACAAGAACGGTGTAGCCGCTGCGGCCAGAAAGTCGACTGCCGACTGGCAAACGACAAAAAGGAAACGACTGGCAAATAAGCCAGCCGCTTCCAAATGGTATACGAAAATACAACACAATCAGTATACCATACATCGCCCTTTGGTGCAAGTAAAAACGGACATTTTGAGCCGTTTTTTACACTTGCTAAAGGTATTATTTTCAGAACCACGGAGGTGCGGTTGATGCCGTATATTGAAAAGACAACAAAGGCGGGGAGGACAGTGTTGATTGAGCGCTGCTATTCGTCACACATCCATCCGCCGGGAGAGAAAAGAGAGAAAAAAGAGAAAAAAACAAGTGAGGCACAGGAAAAAGTCAACCTGAGAAAAACGATTACAGAATTAACTATCCTGATGAATGAAAATTTTCAACCGGGAGATTACCACGTGACACTCACCTATGCGCCGGCTGAACGTCCGGAGGATTTGAACGGAGCGAAAACAGATAGAGAAAGATTCCTCCGCCAGTTGCGCCGGCGCATAAATAAAGAAAACGAGGCGTTTAAGTACATTCTCGTTACGGAAATCGGAAAGCGAGGAGCTCTACATCACCACATGGTGATAAATCAAGTTCCCACAGACTGGATTCGCCTGCAGTGGAAAAAAGGCAGGATTGATATTCGTCCATTAGACGATACGGGCCAGTATTCGCGACTTGCGGAATATTTTGCAAAGTACAAGCTGCAATTCAAGCGAATGGGTGGTAAAGGTCGCGCATGGACGCACAGCACAAACCTACGCCGTCCGGAAACCAAAAAGAGAATCATCACAAATCGAAACTGTTTCCGTCAGGAGCCACGAGAAAGAAGCGGGTACTGGATTGATAAAGGCACCGTGTACGCCGGAATCTCAGAACTGACAGGATGGGGATTCATGCGGTATATCTTGGTGGAGAATGACGGAAGGAGGGGGAGCCCGTGAAAGTAAATATTTACATAACAACAAAGTTCCACGGTAGAATCCCATGCGGCACCGGCACGTATGCCATATTGCTGGAGACGGTAATTGACGGAAAAATGTATCGCAAAATCCACGTGTCAGCATGGAAAGAGTTATCTTTTCAAAAACTGGCGGTGTATGCGCTGGTGGAAGCAATGCTTTGTATGAGTAAATCAAGTCAGTTGGTGATTCAATGTGATTCGCCATACGCCGTCAATGCGGCAAATTCCGGAACGGCGGACGGAAAGAAATATGAAAAGATGTGGCGCGAGTATTTTACTATGGCGTCACGAATGGAAAAGGTAACCGTGATTTTTAACAAGGAACATAAATACAGAAAGTACCTTTTGAGACAGATTTCAAAAGGCGGCTATCGAACAAAAACAGACAAGGAGTGATAACTATGTTTGAAAAATTTGGAGAGTTTGACTCATGCGAAGAGATTAACATGGCGGCACAAGGTTTGTACGAAGAGGGCGATATAAAAAGCCTTCACGCTCTCGCAAAAGAAAACGGACTGGAGAATATGTTGGAGATTTATCTCGAGCAGACACCTGATGACATCACATCCGGTGAAGTGTGGTTGTGCGACCCAATCTCCGCAGCTATCGGAAAGTTGAAAGTTGAACAGAAAGAGGCATCTAACTGGAGTTTTTTAGCGGATGATGTAGTCGGCTATTTGGCGGGAAATTGTGATGATGAGGTGTTCGCGAGGGCGGTCAGAAAGAAAGGAAAGCGCATCGAAAAAGCGGCCGCGCTGGTGGCGGAGGAGTCAAAAAAACACAAAGTTATGATACCGGGAGGCGGCGGAACGTGTAACTACTGCGGACCGATGCAGGGGTATCAGATTATCAAGAAGTATTATCAGGAGGCTTAATCATGGCAGGGAAAAAGGATAGAATTGAGCGGATTAATAGCCAAGCCGTACCTCTCCCTGAAGCCTTTATCGACTGGATGGATAGACGGATGCCAAGATATATCATTTACGAACCGGGAAAAACAGAAGGAAAGTGTACCGGGTGTGAAGCGGTGTCGCAGTATAAAAAACTGCGTATCAATGGGAGATACACATGCCCGGCGTGTCACAAGAAAGCGACAGCTAAAACAAAAAAGATGATAGTCAAACAGGACTCAAGGAAGTTTATCTATGCGCAAAAGATAAATAACGGTGTGATGGTACGATTTATTGAACGAATATATCATTTTTCCGGAGAGGGAATTGTTGCGAAAGAATGCGAAGAAAATCTTCGTGGAGCAGTGGAAAAAGGAAGACGTCAATATTGGTATGAGAACGTGCCGAGATGGACATATCATGGCTATACGTACGGGTGGCAGGAGAATCCCTCCTGTTGGTCGTCAAAGAGCGTAAATAATCCGCTGTATCACTGGCAATCGAGGAAGCCCTTCTATAATGTTCCAGAAGTATATCAAAGGAACCTAAGAGGAATCATAAACGATAGCAATTTGAGATGGTTTAGTGATGAAGGGAAGGAATTGATAGGAAAGATATACGCGAGAAAACGATACAGACTTTATGTGTCCGCCTTTATGGATGTGTATGAAGCACTGCACCGGTGGCCGTGTCTGGAAGCACTGTACAAGGTCGAAATGAAAGAATTTGTCGAAGATTATATTGCAAGGATGAGAAATTACAATATGAAGCTGAACAAGAAGGAAACAAAACCACACAAGATACTGGGTATACCAAAAGAATTATATCGTGCTTTGACACAAAATACCAACCAAACTTATGTCGAAAAGGCAAAAACGCTTTATGAATACACAAAAAATATAACGCTGATACGCTTAGTGATTGAAAGACTGAGCGTGGAAGACATTCGTTTGTTTTTTAAAGTAAATCACATGAAAGTAGAAAAAACACTTCGGTACATCAATAAGGTAGAAAACGTGTATATATACAGGGACTATCTACATATGGCGAGAGAATTCGGAAGTGACATGACGGACGAATTTGTGCTTTATCCGAGAGATTTGGACGCGGCACATGATGCGATGACAGAAGTATGGGTGGAAGCAAGACGCAAAAAGGAATTAAAAGAAGCGCAAGAAAAAGATGAGGACTTAAGAAAAATATACAAAAAAATAGCAAAAAGGTTTTCCTATGAAGATGATACATTCGTTTTGCGTCCGGCTAAAACTAAAACAGAAATAGTCAAAGAAGGGCAGACACAACACATCTGTGTGGGAATGGCAGGTTATGCAGAGAAAATGATAAGAGGCAGCAGTTACATTTTGTTTTTACGGAAAAAGACGGAACCGAACACGCCGTTCTACACGGTAGAAATCACGCCGGAGTACAAAATTGTCCAGCGTCACGGAAAGTACAACAAGGAAGGAAAAGAAGTGACGGCCGTGGATGTCTTCCTGGAAAAATTCAGAAGGGAGGTGGGGCACGTTGAGGTCAATCATGCAGTTGGGGAATGACTGGAATTTTTGTTACTTGTGTGGCAGAAATCACACAGCAGACCCTTGTGGTTTAGAAACGCATCACGTGTTTGGCGGACCGAATCGAAAATATTCGGAACGATACGGCTTAAAAGTGAGACTGTGCGGCGAACGATGCCACCGAAATGGTGCGAACTCAGTACATAGAAACCATCAAGTGAATTTGTCTCTAAAGGCAGCAGGACAAAAAGCCTTTGAGAGTCAGCACGGCACCCACGAGGACTTTATGAGAATCTTCGGAAAAAATTACATCTAGGCACCTCTGGCTTGAATATCACGGCGAGCCATGTTAAAACCTCCCGGTTAAAAGCCGGGAGGAAATAAAGGAGAAGAAATGAAACAGGACATAAAAACAGCAGTGATTGAACTGCTCACTGACTTAATCAAATGGATAGGAGGCAATAATGGAACAGATAACAATAGTATTAAATGACATGGAAGATGTCAAAAGGGAAATTGACAATTGCCAGCGCAAGGCAGTAAAGAGCGTTGTCGAACTTGGGTACATCTTGAGAAAAGCGGATGATGCCGAACTCTTCCGCGAAGCTGGCTACTCCAGCATATTCAAATTTGCAGAAGCGGAATATGGTTGGAATCAGTCACAGACCTCGCGCTTTATGGATATCAATAGAGAGTTTTCGAAGGATGGCTATTCGA